CCAATACCCAGTTTGTTTTCATGTTCAAACAAATTGCGACGGTATTTTTTGCTATAGACTGCTCAACATTATCTGCGGTGTGCGGTGAGAAAACGGTTTCCATTATCGTTACACCTCGTTTGCGAAGCCCTTGAATGGTAGAGTAATTCATTGTCTATAGAAGTACGTATTGTTTAAAAGATGATGTTTAAAAGATTTGACAAGTGAAAAGATTTGGAGCAACTATATTCGGTCGGTGGGAAACGACCCATCGAACTCGGATTATGGGTCATGCAATGTACAATGATTTAAGCGAATGGTCAGTCAAACAAATAACGGATGGAATTCAATTTTATTAAAGTGAAATCTAACGGTGCGTATGTCAATGTTATAGATAAATCCAACAAAACCCGGTTCTTATCCTTTACAAAAAAACAGTCAGCAACAGACTATTTGAAATATTTATGCAAATTTAGAGCGAATCATGGATACTGGTTTCGGATGGATTTTAGCCGAGATGAAGCAGAAAAAAACAATAAAATATTCGAGTACAAAAATCATACACCGAATAATCTAGAACAACACTTTGACATAGACACTTTCAATGAGACTGAATTTGAAAAGATATATTCCAAGTTCGATATGAATCTATTGTATTGTGACGAAATTCATTTTATGTCGGAAGGTCTAAAAAGCCACATCGATATAAAAAATGCGACGTTGTGGGACTGTAAATCAGATATCATAAAATATACATTACAACTTGATAACACATTTGAAAAGGAAATGTGACCTAAAGGCTTAACACGTCATTAAGTAAAACATGGAAACACACGTCTCCACCCGATCAGGAGAACCCCCGAATGAAAACGACGAAAACACCCCATTGCTGACACGGCAAAATGCTTGGACAAAGAAGGATTTGCTAGCGCTTGTTCTTCAAGAAAACACCCCGTTGCTGACACGGCAAAATGCTTGGACAAAGAAGGATTTGCTAGCGCTTGTTCTTTTCAAGAAAACACCCTATCGTTGATAATATAAGGATTAGTCGATATCATTAATGTAAATGATGAGGATGATGTCGTATGTTATTTTGTTGCTTTCTATACCGCTTACTTTGGGTATGGAATCATACGGTATCGACGATTGCGGGAAAAAACAAATTCGAAACATGACAATGGGGAGCGAATATAAATGTTGTTCTATTCCGTTGCAAAACAATAACAGTTTTCTAATGGGGTACGGCTACTCAGTTTATGGGAACTGGCAAGATAACGTAGAGTATATGTTGACCACGACTTCATACACAAATTCATGGGGGGATAAATTAGATATAGCCAGATTTGAATCATCGATTTGTAAGATAACTCGTGATTGGGACAATGATTATACGACGAAATGTGATGGTGCTGCTTGCACACTCTTGGGATGGTGCCATGTGCCCATGGGGAGTTTGATCGAACACAAAATATCTGATGTATGCTTCCAAATGAGGTGCAACAATGCTCCTAATACGACCTTAATCCCGCGGGGAAATTGCGAGCCAGAATTTGAATTCATGGTTTACAATCAAAAGAGTAGTGCAGCGAATTTTGGGAATCCCATGATGTTTTTCATCAATATCATGATGATGATAATGGTAGGCCCGGGTCTGTAATAATATGAACTGACCGACGAGTATCAATAGTTTAAACATAATGTGATTATAAAGTATATGACGTTGACGCTATTCGGAAAAGATGGTTGTGAAAATTGTACGAAAATCAAGGATGTATTCGATGTTCAAGGTGTAGCCTACGAATATATTTGTGTCGCAACATTATACAGCGCTGATAAATGGTGCAAACTGAAAGAGTTTGACGTAGACACAGCCAGAGTGGATGTGTTCCCATTCGCTGTCCGTGATAATGAGTTATTCACGTACGACGAAATTGTTGATAAGATCGCAGAACCCATTTTATTTCCCCATGATGACAGATACACGTTGTTTCCGATTCGTTATCACGATGTGTACGACATATTGAAGAAATCAAGAGCTTCCTTTTGGAATCCGGAGGAAATTGATTTTTCGAAAGATTATGACGATTGGGAATCGCTCGACGATCCGACGAAAACATTTCTGAAAAATGTACTTGCTTTTTTTGCGAGCGCTGATGGAATTGTTTTAGAGAATGTGATGTCACGTTTTGCAATGGATGTAAAAATTCCGGAAGCGGTTCATTGTTATGCAATTCAATCAGCGATGGAGGCTATTCACAGCGAGACGTACAGCCTTTTGATTCAAACATATGTGAAAGACCGCGAAGAACAAACGCGTCTCTTCGATGGTATTAAGTCCATACAAGCTATAAAGCAAAAGAGTGACTGGGTACAGAAATGGTTAATTGGTAATCAAACATACGTGGAACGACTTGTTGCATTCGCGTGTGTAGAGGGGATCATGTTTTCTGGTAGTTTTTGTGCGATATTTTGGTTAAAACAGCAAGGTAAAATGCCTGGATTGGCATTTGCGAACGAGTTAATTTCTAGAGACGAAGGATTACACACAGATCATGCGGTGTGTCTGTTCCATCATCTGAAACATAAACCGAGTGAACAAGTCATACACGACATCATCAAAGGTGCTGTATCAGAAGAAAAGGCGTTTATTATCGACAGTCTGCAAACGAGGCTGATTGGGATGAATGATGTGTTGATGAGCCAATATATCGAGTTCGTCGCCGATAGACTATTGACTCAGTTGCATTACTCAAAAATATATAACGCCGAAAATCCATTTGATTGGATGGAAAATATAAGTCTTAACGGAAAAACCAATTTCTTCGAAAAACGGGTTGGGGAGTATGCAAAATTCGGTGTCATGTCAAACAGTGACAGAGTATTTGAAATGGATGACGACTTTTAAAGTAAACTACTTTTCTTCATGTTTTTTTCAGTACTTTTACCACTTTTACCACTTTTTTTCACGGTAAGCTTGATTGCGTTCTTCTTTTGAAGAACAGAATTAGGATCTCCGCCCGCTGAAATATCCACATCGTCATGTTTTGGGTTATATTTCTTTTTATGGAAATCCCAAATTGTTTTAGCGCCTACTGTGAACGATCCCGGGGGATGAATTTTAGCCTTGTACCAAAAAACAACATCCTCAATTTTATTACTTTTACTTGTATTGTCCAACACTAAACATTCATAATTTTCCGTACAATTATTCAGCACCTGAGAGAACATGTCGTAATTCGGAAATATCCCGAAAAAATGCTTGAAAATTTTCTCTCTATTTTGAATAATGTTTTCTCTCAGAATGAATACATAATCGACATTTGCTCTGAGATCGGGGCTCAAATCCATACAATATTGCATCGTCAACATAAAGAATATATTCCAATGCCGGCCGTTCATGAAAATCGCTCTTGTGCATTTGTCGCGAACGAGACGCTTATCGTACATGCAATCGTCGAGTAACACGAATGCATTGTTATTCGGGACATTTTGTTTACACAATTGCTTCTGCCGGAGGATGACTTTGTCCAGAACCTCGGATTTGTACTCATTGTATATGAATAAATCCGGCACGAACTTCTGGTAATAACTGTTTCCTTCTTCAGTTCCTGACATAACTACACCTACAGGTATTTTTCGTTTATGCCATAAGATGTCTGTTACAAGGGTAGTTTTTCCAGTTCCTCTTTTTCCTATGAAAACCAATACTCGGTTGTCTCCTATTGTGGACGGGTTAAATTTCTTTAGGTTGATATTCATCTGCTGTAATGAGTGCATATATTTATAAATAGTTACAAACGTCAACAATACCTACTATCGTATTTATATGTAATTTTTTTCTTAGTATATATTACATACAACAATGGGTGGAGGTTTAATGCAGCTAGTTGCCTACGGTGCTCAAGATGTTTACCTTACTGGCGACCCCGAAATTACATTTTTCAAGGCGATTTATCGTCGCCACACTAATTTCTCGGTAGAAGCCATCGCTCAAGTATTTAACGGTACAACCGGTTTCGGCCGTAAAGCGACTGTCACCGTCAGTCGGAATGGTGATCTCATCACGAATACTTATCTGGAGGTAAAACTTCCTGAACTGCCCAAGGAGAGTAACGGAACAGCCAAGTGGAAATGGAACAACAACATCGGACATAATCTCATCCAAGAAGTCGAACTCGAAATCGGCGGTCAACGTATCGACCGTCATTACGGTGAATGGCTGGACATATGGTCGGAACTCAGCCTTCCTCACGAGAAAAAGAAAATGTTCGATTCGAATATGATCGGTCGTGTCAATAGCAAAGGTGCTCTGTCTGGTGATGCTCGCACTCTCTACATCCCTTTGCAATTTTTCTTCAACCGCAACCAAGGTCTGGCGCTCCCCCTTATTGCCTTGCAATACCACGAAGTCAAGCTGAATTTCACCTTCCGCCCTCTCACCGAGCTTTGCCACCCGATCGGCTCTCAAGGGTCGAGACCTGATGATGTACGCGACCCCGAAATGTCGCTATACATCGATTACGTGTACCTGGACACCGACGAGCGCAAACGATTCGCTCAGTCCCAGCATGAACTGCTCGTCGAACAACTCCAGTTCACCGGCGATGAAACACCTATGGTTAACGGCTCTTATAAGCTCAACTTCAATCACCCCGTAAAGGAACTGGTATGGGTTGTACATCAACCGAAAGATTGGGACAAATTCAACTACGGCGAAGCCGGTGAAGAACCCGTCATCGATGCCAACCTTCAACTCAACGGACATGAGCGATTCGACAAGCGCGAAGGTTCCTATTTCCGCCTGGTACAACCCTTCCAGCATCACACCGCCATCCCCGAAAAACAAATTTACGTTTATTCCTTCGCTGTCAAACCCGAAGAACATCAGCCTTCCGGTTCTTGCAATTTCTCCCGCATCGACAACGCCACGCTCAAACTTTCTCTCGCACACACCGCCAAATCGGAAACTTCGAAAGTCACCAACGACACGTTCGGCCCGGATCACAAAGTTAAAATCTTTGCCACTTCCGTAAATGTTCTACGTATCCTGAGCGGGATGGGTGGACTTGCTTATAGCAATTAGAAGCAGCCCATCGCATTAATCACTTATATATATCTACTTTTATGGGTGACCCCCATACAAACCAATTCAACAAAAAATAAAGGATTTTCCTCCGGTTTTTGATGAATGGGTTGCCTTTATGTCACGCACTTAAAGATTACCCTACTATGTATATCATAACAATGAGTGATATGATTCTAGTACAGTATACCCCTGGGTACGGAGACATTACCAATTATGGTGAAGGATGCACGAACCCTAATGAAGTGTACGAGGTCGAATATTGCGGTAAAAGAACGTGTATGATGAAAGTCGCTGAAGAAGCATACACTATGATTGACTTCCAGTATATCAATAAAATTAGGCAATACAAGTGGTCCCTTCATAAACAAACTGGGTATATTTGTCACTCCGTGAACCAAACGTCGGCGAAGGAGGTCGGTAACATAAACAGGATTTATCTACACCAATACGTTTTAAAGTATTGTACTGGAGAAAGTTGCCCGGATGATTGTTCTATCGATCACTTTAACCGCGTAAAGGTTGATAATCGCGTAGTCAATCTGAGATACGCTACACAAAGCCTTCAAAATGAAAATAGAGTTCGCGTATTTTCAAATCGTCAAGAGCCACCCGACGAACTGAAAGATATCGGTATCACGGAATACCCCAAACATGTGCGATACGATACTACGCAAGCACGGTTCCTTATCGAGAAGCATCCGATGCTACCACCCTCTAAAAATTATGTATCCGGAACACGGTCCGGTGGAATTATCAATCGATATTACGATACCATGATGACCGGTCAGAAACTAGAGGAAGGACAAGTGAAGGAAGCGTCTGAACGTTCTTTCATGAATGCTTGGTATGAATATTACTATATTGCGACGCAGTTCAATATGTTCATGCACCAACGTGATAATTCGAACGCTGAACACGTATTTAATGTTCAATTTCCTATAATTGCACAAACATTCACAAACCATATCATGCTCATCGATCATCACGTCACTGAAACCAAAGACGAAAGTATCCTAATTAAAGACAAAAACACTCTGTTTAGTGATGCGGAATTCACCTTGACGAGGGATATGATGCCCAAATATGTAGGTTTCAGTAAAGAGAAAACCAACAAAAAAGGGGATAGGTGCGGTTCAAAATTCACACACGAGGTTAGGGATAAAGAAACCGGAAAGCGTGTATGCACCGCTCTTTCGTCGAGTAGCTATAGTGTATCGACAAAAGAAAAATATGAAAGTATGCTGGTAGCGCCTGGTAAAATGAGTGCGGGTCCATGATGAAACAAACAAAAAAATATATAGTAATTAGAAGCCGCCCATCGAATATCTACTTTTATGAGTAACTCTCACACAAACCAATTCAACAAAAAATACAGGATTTATCCTCCGGTTTTTGATGAATGGGATGCTTTTATGTCACGCACTTAAAGATTACCCTACTATGCATATGGTTAAATACAGCAATGTCACCATCAGAAATAGATTTAGAGGGAAACTTTGAAATTTTGAGTTGGTGACGGTAAAAACGGCCCGGTTGCACACATTAATAAAGTCGGTGTTGAATATCCGGGTATTCCTCCAACATTTTTGCTTCATATCATGTACATTGACGCACACGTGGCCGGAAGCAAAGATGACGGGATATTAATTAAAAGAGAAAGGTGGAGTATGGGAAATGGATAAAAATCATCACTTAGGGTGCAGAATCCTCCATTGTTCGTTAGCACATTTATTAATGGCTGCGAATCGAGCGGGGTGCGCCAGATCCTTGAATCTAGAATCGAGTTTCAACACGGCATGTTGTTCCTTCATGTAAATGGAATGAGGATTCGGCGCACGAGTAGTCTTAATTTTTTTTTCTTTTTCCGGCTTGGCGGTAGCATTCACGCGTGATTCGAGAGCGGATAGGCGAGATTCGATAGCCGAGAGTTCCATTGTACTTTTAATAGATTGTTATCTTTAAGTGTTAAATCACCTAAAGAATCGATACGATAGAGTATACACCGAGAATAAACACAGTCATGTTTTGCAAAGCTATAACAAAAGAAGGATCGGTATGCACGACGACAGCAACATGTAATACTCTGTGTACGAAACACAATAAGATGCGTGAGACGAGAATTTCATTGGGAAAACAATGTACATTCTGCCACGAAGACTCGTGGAACGCGTTTGAAACTAAGTGCGAACATATTATATGCAGTGAATGTTTTCCGGAATGGTTCAAATCTGTTAATCCTTGTACGTGCCCGACGTGCTGTAAAGATTGTGATGTCAGGGCCTTCAAGTATTCTCGTAGTATTTCGGATGCATGTGGGTTTGGACAACATCAGCCGTACAGACAGTTTAATCGAGCGTTGAATGATACAAGTGTTATGAAGAACCTAGCATACGAAAAACTCTTTAATTATCCAATGTTGCTAGTGACCCGCCCGGAATTGTATCACTATGTTAAAAACAAATTGTTGCAAGTAGACCGCCCTGATGTCGAAATTCTTTGCAACCCTCAACAATATAAGAAGTGCAAATTGATGTTGGCAGCGTTCGATGAGAAATTTGGTCAGCATCCCAATATATTGAATTTTTTGATAAAGAAAAGGGAAAATGAGCACAAAGTAATGATGGCGGCTGAGAAAAAGTGGTTAGATAAGGAAGAGGAGAATGACTACTCTCACCACCGCTAAAAGCTGGAAATTATCTAATCTTGTATTAATTCGATTTCTGTACAAATCCGTTGCTTTGTGTACGCATCGTCTTCGAATATATTATTCATTATGTTTTCAACTAAGAACGTGTTGTACATGGCGCCGTAACTTTTTTTCATATTATGACGAATAAAGCGCGCGAGGTCGTTCTTCTTATCGGTAGTATAAATATCATCGACGATATATTTGATTGCTGTTCCTTCAATTTTCGTCAGGTGATGCTCCTTCAAGTACAGATCATAGTGATAACGCGCGAAAGCAAAAGACAACTGTTGAATGGAATCGATGAAACGGTTATTCATGATGATATATTGTATTAACAATTGTTAATTTTAAATAACTTTACCGCGCTTAATATTGACTTAAGAAAACATACATACATTTAATTAAATATGTCGTCAGTCGTCAAGTTGTCGTTGTTAATGTGTTGGTTGCCATTTACGATATTGGATTATGATTGGGTGACGTCAGTGTTATGCTACATACTTGAAATGAATGGCCCATTTTTCATTAAGTTTGCACAATTACACGCATCTATTTATGGCGGTAGTCTGACGGGGCGAGTGTTTGACGATATATATGAACATAAATGGGAAGTGACAAGCACCGCATATTACGACGGGTTCGGAAAACAAATAGAAGACCGATATGTTTTGAACAACGGTGGACGACCGATAGCATCCGGTAGTATCGGGCAAGTATATGACGCGGACGACATTGAAACCGGAGAGAGAGTGGCTATTAAAGTGAGACACCCTAACGTGATACAATCCAAAAATGATATGACGCTTGTAAAGTACATGCTAAAATCGATACTATATATGTGCAATGTGACATTAATCGATGTCGATGAATTCATACGAACGTATTCTAATCAGATGGACATGCGACACGAAGTTGCCAACATGAAACGGTTCGGGGAAAACATGAAAGGTGTGGCATTCGTTAATATTCCGACGGCTCTAGAGTGGACGAGTGATATAGTGGTCATGACGTATCATGAAGGACAGAGTATGAGCGAGCTAGAGCAAAATCCATATTTATCGAAAAAAGTTGCGCTGTTGTTGTATGTCACGATACGTGCGATGATACTAGAGCATGGATTTTTACACTGTGATTTACACAAGGGTAACTGGAGCTACGATGTAAACAATAAATGCATCAATATATACGATACAGGATTTGCGATGGGTGTCGATAAACAGTTAATAGCAGAATTATTTAAACTAATGAATAACGGAAATATAGAGAGAGCATTGTCTCTCTTCATGAATAATATGCTTGTGAAGCGATTAGGGGGTGGTGTAATAAACAAGTGGATATTTGACCACCCGCAACTCGTTTCGACATTGACCGTGAACTGTCAGGCGCAAAACGTGTTTAAAGCGTTTAGCAAATGTGCGGACGATCATAAAACCGCAATAAAAACCGACATGTTATTTCTATTAATCAGCAACATGTCTATAGAGCGTCATTTATCAGTGAATGACATGGTTTCACAGAGTCAACACAAAACATTGGACATTATGAAGAATGAAATTAGTATATGTAAACTGTACGATGTGTTTCATACGTATCATGCATTTTTGCAATGTTGCATGAATGATGTGAGCGGTGTGAATAAAGTAATTCATACCGATATCGTAGCAGAATTTTATAATGAGTAAATTTACTTAAGAATTATGTAGTGTAAAAATATTATAGATGCCCATTTTATCAGATTCGAGAACCACTTTAGAAGCAAAACATAAAGCGGTGTTAAAGAGCCTTTTGTCCCAAGATAATGTGACAATGAACAAATCAATTTTAGAAAACTTACACGAACAATTTAAAAATTGTAAAAGTTGGGACGAGCGGTGTGATATAGACTGCAAAATAGAACAAGTCCAGCGTAAAATAATGGATGAACGCGACGATATAGACTACATGCTATCTGTGGCTCCAATAATACAAAGATATACATCGCTGGAAGAAACGACTGTGAACAATGAACATGTAATGGGCGCATTTCTACAGGCGAAAAGCAATCACGATAGAGGTAAAATGTATGACGAGTATTTGAACATCACTGAAAACACACCCATTTCAGTAGAGTCGATATGCACATACACATGTACGGCGTGTGCGGTGCCCAGAGTTATGTCACTCGCAGATGCAATGATGATATGTCCGAAGTGCGGTGACGCCGAACTCAATTTTGAAATGGGAACCCAAAATATGAGTTACGACCAAGAAATTAATTCTGACGTCAACATATGTTTTGCTTACAAACGAATAAATCATTTTAATGAATGGATGGCTCAGTTCCAAGCAAAAGAAGCGACGTATATTCCTCCTGAAATTATAGTAGCACTGCGTTATGAGTTCAAAAAGACGCGTATAACAGATATGACACAGATCACTCACAAAAAGGTGAAAGATTTATTAAAAAAATTGAAATACAACAAGTTTTATGAACATGTCCCGCAGATAACAAATATGTTAAGTGGAGTATCCCCGCCGAAAATGTCTCCGCAATTAGAGGAAATATTACGAAACATGTTCAGGGATATTCAAGAACCATTTGAAAAACATAAACCGAGAGGCCGTTCAAATTTTCTTTCGTATGGATATTGTCTTTATAAATTCTGCGAGTTGCTAGGGCATGAAGAGTTTCTTGATAGCTTCCCGCTGTTGAAGAGTAGAGAGAAATTGTATCAACAAGATTGTATTTTCAAAGGAATATGTGCCGAATTGAGTTGGGAGTTTATTGCAACGGTATAAAGGTTATACATAGTTAACTATACAATGAGTACAACACATTTAGAGGCCGACACTATTGTCATTCCCGGGCAACAATACGCGCTCATCAGCATCGTCAGTGAAACCAGTAATCAAAAGCATAAGGAGTGTGGAGTGAAGATCCGGGGGGTATTCAATACGAGAGCGGATGCTGAGGTCCATGCAAAAAAACTTCAACAAGTCGACAAATCATTTGACGTGTTTCTGGTAGAAATGTACAAATGGCTTTTGGTTCCTCCTGATATTTCAAAAATCGATGACCAAACACATATGGACACGAAATTGAATGAAATCATCATGGAGAATCGAAACGAACAAATTCGGTCGCAAGAAGTTTACGAATCCCGGAAAGAACATCTAATGAAAGGGGATGTAGACCCGATCGACGATCCTTCGGCGGTTGCCATCGATAAAGTTTCCGGTGCGGACCACCCCGTGGTGGTCGTCGACAACGTAAATACGGTCGCTGATGTAGATGAAGTATCCCCGGTCACTGCAGTCGAGAAAATTGACATGACCGTCGAAGACACTCATATTGACAAGGCAGACAAACTTTCCGGTCCTGACCATCCTGTGACCGTCGAAGACACTCATGTTGACAATACGGTGGTAGCTGATACAAATGTTGTGAAGGACGAAAAATATGTACTACCGACTCCGACAGAGGACGACGATGCCGCGGAGGACGTCGACAAGAGTACAGTGGATAAACATTTATCCGCGGTAGTTTGAAAACTATTCAATGAAAAAGAGTACAAAGAATAACACCGTAATAACAATTAAAATGATGCAGAAAGAGAAAGAGGCTGAGGTGGAAGTCGTAAAAAAAGAGGAACATGTGCCGGCTGAAGTTGATGTTGTGAAGGAAGAGGAACCTGAGGAAAGAATTATGTGGATGGGAACCGAGGTAGCCTCTCCAATTCCGATTGAACAATTATTTGGTATGACAAAAACATTACCTAAGGATCGATGAAGAGTATAAACCTTTAACTATTATTTATAATATATCAAAATGAGCTTCAAACGACCTACACTTTTACAGATTAAGGGGGTCGACAAAAATGAAATGGAATGTGTTTGGTATGCGGAAGCAGTTTCTCGCTTCTCGAAGAGCGATGAAATTTTCTATGAAGTATTCTATCTGATACCACATGTCTCGAAAGAGGGATATATGGTATACGATCAAAATTATGATATCGTGCCGCAAGAGAGCGTGTTATGCTATTTTCCGGTAAGCAAGGGGGATTATGATTATGCTTGGAGCATGATGGGAATTCTCAAAGTATCCGATGAATTATTTATGAAGATATCTGATCCCGAGCCGGAATCATTGGACGTCGACGATACGGACAGCATCGGCTCGGAAGATTCTTACAGCACCGAATCCGGGTGCAGTGACGTCAGTGACCTGATCGATAATACAGTTGAAACAATACATGTGT